GACAGGGTTATGGAAGAAATACAAAGTACTCTGCAACCAGCAGAAACAACGCACGAAAACCTCGTAGAGGGCAAGGTAAATAATCTTTCAGGGCATCTCGTTATGAGGTGCCTTTTTATTGCTTGTGTGACCTTATAGATACTTATGAGAGGCGCTCTCGTCTCTCGCAGGAAGTTTGAATTGAACCATAAAAAAACATGGAAATCTAAAAATGTCTTACCTAAATCACAACATTCCAACAATTACTTGTTATATTCGTAATGAGTTTCTTTATAATCATAAAAAAGGGCATGGAGATGTAACTTTGTGTGACATACACTCTGTAGCATCCTTAGAGAAGCATGTACCCCTCTTTGAGGCATTTTTAGAAAATGGAGTAAATTGGACACGTAGACCAATTCATGCATTTTGTTGGAAACCAGATGCACAAGTTCCAAAATTAGAGGAATGTATTTGGTGGGATTGCTTCTCACCTTATATTGATGTTCAGGTACGTTCAAGAATGGCCAATTTACGTGCTGAATTAGTCAACTATCGTGGAGAAAAAAATGAAGGAACTTACATGTTTACTCTTGATTGGTCATGGGAATCAAAATCAACTTTAAATACTAATTTTAGTGAGACACCAGAGCATAAATGTGCTCATTTTTTCAAGATGGATAATGGAAACTTCTATGCATATCCAAATAATAAAATTTTATGGTATGATGATGCATGGACAAAGAATAGAATTACTCAAAATCCAGGGTATGAAATCGATATGACTGAATATTCTGTTGAAAATCTTCGTAAAATTGAAACATCAGATGATTTTATGTACGAAGTAACAGAAATTAGGGATAGCAACCCCGTAAAAAGTTCTGATTTAACCAATCAGGAGCAAAAAAATGGGACAACCCTCGGATAGAGACAAGGATTACATGAAAGAAGTGTGGGGAACTACAAAATTAATCACAGATTACACGGTAAAACCACCAAAAATGCTTCGTGAGATTGCAAATGACGATTTAACACCAAAAAAACATGATTTTGTGACTCAAAACGAACTTCATGAGAAAATTCGTAACGATGATGACTATGATGATTGGGAATATGGGGCAGAACCATTATATGAGTTAAAAAACTATAATAAATAAGATAGATTTAGAGCATTAAATGCCTTTAGAAAGGATAAGTCAAGGTTTCAAAGACATCAGTATGTCTTTTCAGGTTAATCCCCTGAATCTAGACTTAATTGCTCTGAAAAATGAAACTGCAATTGCTCGTTCAGTTCGTAATATTGTATTTACTCTTCCAGGAGAGAAATTCTTTGATTCAAATTTTGGATCTAGAATTTCAAACTCTCTTTTTGAAAATGTAGATGAAATTTCTGCATCAATCATTCGAGATGAAATACGAAATTCAATCACAAACTATGAACCACGAGTTGAATTGATCGATGTTCAGACAACTCCTGATTATGATAATGCATCATTTGATGTTTTAATTCAATATCGAATTATTGGTGCAGATGTGTTGCCTCAGCAACTTGAATTTGTTTTGCAACCTACTCGGTAATTAGGTAAATGCCATTAGTCAATTTTACAAATCTGGATTTTGACCAGATTAAGACAACTCTTAAAAACTACTTAAAAGCCAATTCCAACTTTACGGATTATGACTTTGAGGGATCTAATCTCTCGACAATTCTTGATGTGTTGGCATACAACACATATATTACTTCATATAATGCAAATATGGTTGCAAATGAAGTTTTTATTGATAGTGCAACACTCAGAGAAAATGTTGTTTCACTTGCAAGAAATATTGGATATGTTCCAAAGTCAAGAAAGGCAGCAACATCGACAGTTAGTTTTTTTGTAGATACTTCGAACATCACTCCACCTCCAGTATCACTTACATTACACAAGGGACCAATTGCGAGCACTTCAGGATCCTTTGGTAATCAATCATTTGTATTTTCAATACTCGAAGATATTACAGTTCCTGTTTTTAATAATATTGCATCATTTGATGAAATTAAAATTTATGAGGGAGTTCTTTTAACCAGCAATTTTACATATAATCCAAGAAATCCAAATCAGAGATATATTCTTCCAAACTCTGGAATTGATACGGATTTGATTTCTGCAATTGTAAGGCCAAATGAGACCTCTACGATATCAGTTAAGTACAATCTTCAGAACAGTTTATTTGGTGTAAATTCGGAATCAGAAGTTTATTACATTCAAGAAATTGAAGATGAAAGATATGAATTAATTTTTGGTGATGGTGTTTTTGGAAAAGCACTTGAAGACGGAAATTATATTCAGGTTTCTTATATTGTATCAAATGGTGATAGTGGAAATGGAATCAGTCAATTTACATTTTCAGGAAGACTTTCATATACTCGAAATTCAATTACATATAACATTACTTCGGGTATTTCTTTACTTACAACAGGTCTAATATCTTCAGGTGGAGAATCTATTGAACCAGTAGAATCTATTCGTAAATTTGCACCGAGAATTTATGCATCTCAAAATCGGGCACTTACATCTAATGATTATGAAACTTTAATTCCTGCAAAAATTTATCCAGAGACAGAATCTATCTCTGTTTTTGGTGGAGAGGAATTGATTCCCCCACAGTATGGGAAAGTTTTTATTAGTATTAAACCAAGAACAGGAGATTTTTTACCAAATTTAATTAAGGAAAATATTAAATTAAAATTGAAACAATATGCGGTTGCGGGAATTGTTCCTGAAATTTTGGATCTAAAATATCTTTACTTGGAAGTAATTTCGAATGTATACTATAATTCAAATTTAGCACCAAGTGCATCTGACATATCGAGCATTGTTCAATCAAATGCTCTTAAATATGCAGAATCTACAGAACTTAACAAATATGGTGCTCGATTTAAATACAGTAAATTTTTAAAAATTATTGATGATAGTCACGATGCAGTAACATCAAATATTACAAGAATTCAAATGAGAAGAGACTTACGTGTAGTTTTGAATTCTTTTGCAGAATATTCAATCGGATTTGGAAATCAATTTCATATTAATAGTATGAATGGATATAATATCAAATCTACGGCATTTAGAGTATCTGGAATTTCTGAAGAGGTCTATATATCTGATATTCCAGATACAAATCGAAGTACTGGTTCTATTTTTATGTTTACTATTCCAAATATTTCTTCTACAAATCCAACGATTATAAAAAGAGGTATTGGAAGAATTGATTACATAAAAGGTATTATAACATTAAATCCAATTAATATTACATCTGCAAAAATCAAAGATGGTCAATCAATAATTCAAATTTCTACAACTCCACAATCAAATGACGTGATTGGGTTACAGGATTTATATTTGCAACTAGATATTAATAATAGTATATTTGAAATGGTAATCGATGAGATTTCATCTGGATTAGATCCATCAGCATCAAACTATATCGTAACTTCAAGTTATAACAACGGAAATTTGGTAAGAGTGTAAAATGACAGAAAAAAGAATTCAATTCAGCAACATTGTTAAAAATCAACTTCCAAATTATGTAATAGAAGAATTTCCATTAATTTCTGAATTTTTATCACAATACTATATTTCGCAAGAATTTAAGGGGGCTCCTGCAGATTTAATTCAAAATATTGATAGATATGTAAAAATTGATGAATTAACGAATCAAACAGATTCTACAGTTCTTGGGCAAGATATTTCATTTTTTGATACAGATATTATTATAGATCAAACTGGTGTTGGAATAGAAGATTTTCCAGATTCTTATGGTGTTTTGCAAATTGATGATGAAATTATTACATATACAGGAAAAACCTCAAGTTCTTTTACCGGATGTGTTCGAGGATTTGTTGGAATTACTTCTTTTACAAAACAAAATTATCCGGATCAATTAGTTTTCTCAGAAAGTGAATCTGCAGAACATACATCTGGATCAGTAATTAAAAATTTAAGTTCTTTATTTTTAAAAGAATTTTTACTTAAAACAAAATATCAGTTATTACCAGGACTTGAAAATAGAACTTTAAGTTCAAATATAAACCAATCTCTTTTTATTAAACAGGCAAAGGATTTTTATCTAAGTAAGGGAACTGATGAATCATTTAAAATTCTATTCAATGCATTATATGGTGAAAGTGCTGTTATTATTCGACCAAAAGATTATTTATTTCGACCATCAGATGCAAATTATAGAGTCACTGACGATTTAGTTGTAGAAAGAATTGAAGGTGATCCATTAAATTTACTAAATGCAACATTGTTTCAAGATGAATATCACAATATTTCAAAAGCATATGCACCAATTGCAGATGTTGAAGTTGTAATTTCTGAACTTGGAACTACTTATTACAAATTAAGTTTAGATTCTGGATATAGTCGTGATATTACAGTCGATGGTGCAATTTATGGAAATTTTGTAGTTCATTCAAAAACACAATTAATTGAATCTGTTTCTACGGGAACTACAACATTATCAGTAGATTCAACAGTTGGGTTTCCACAAAGTGGGGATCTTTCAGTAACTTACAATGATAATACTACAGGAATAGTTTCATATTCTAACAAATCACTTACTCAATTTTTTGATTGTTCTGGAATATCTGGAATCATTGAAGATAAATCTCAAATTGGAATCAATACTTATGCATATGCGAATGTATCTAACGAATTGATTAAAGTAAGAATTAATTCTGTTATTAAATCTTGTTCAATTAGCAGTGATACTCGTTACTATCATGTCGGAGATACTGCACAAATAAGAACACTTGGTGTAGATATTGATAATTATTTGTTTAATAATTGGTTTTTAAATATTGCATCGTCATATGAAATTACTTCAATATCTCTACAAAATACTTTTGATTATACCTACAATATTACAGTTAAAACTCCACATATTTTTAAAATTGGAGATTCTGTAAAAATTATAAATTCGAGTGGATCTGAAAAATTTTCAACTATTATTAATGTAGATTCATCCACATCGTTTTCAATTTCTGGACAGGGAGTTCTTTCAAACGACCAATACATTATAAGAAGAAATATATTAAAAGTAAATTCAAATACTTTTCAAAATTTATCAAATATAAATTCAAATGTTCAAAATTTATATAAACTAAATGAAAAATTACTGATTACTTCTTCATCTATACCCACATATTATAATGAATCTTTAAATTTATACAATAAATCTGTAACATTTTCCGGAACATTTCCTTCTTCTGGAGTTGGATCAACCAATATATTCAACATCACTTCAACAAAAGATCACGGATTTTATACAGGAGATATTGTTTATTATACTCCAGAAACACAAACATCCACTAATCCTGATACATTAGAAGATGAAAGCACTGTCATAAGTTCACTCTTTGATGAGGGAATTTATTATGTTAAAAGAATTGATCAAAACAATATTCAACTTGCAAATAGTAAAGACAGTATTTATTATTCAAACTTTGAATATGTAAGTGATGTCACATCTGTAAGTAATAATAAAATTGAACTTTACGATTTCAAATCAAAAACTCTTCTTTCACAAAAACTGTTGAGAGAAGTATCTACTCCTATCAATGATGGTCAAACGTATCCAACAAATTCAGGATTTACAGGAATTTTAATTAATGGTGTTGAAATATTAAATTACAAATCATCAGATTTAGTTTATTACGGAGCACTTCAAAATATTGATGTAATTGCACCTGGATCTGGATATGATGTCATTACTCCTCCAACTCTGATTATATCTGATGCTGTTGGATATGGAGCTACTGGTTACTGTGCAGTAAAAGGATTTCTATCTGAAATTAAAATTATTGATCCTGGATTTGATTATAAGAACACTCCAAAAATAAACATAACTGGTGGAAATGGTATTGGTGCGAATGCCAGTGTGAATATGAAACTCATTGACCATGAGTCATCATTTAATTCGGAAAGTCCTTCTGCTCTTGTTGGTATAGGAAGCACTGTTTCAACAATTGGATTTGGAACTTATCATAAATTTAGAAATTCTGAAAGAATCATCTATAAAACAAACGGACAAACTTCAGTCGGAGGTCTCTCAACAGATTCTTCATACTATGTGTCTACAATTTCTCCGTATGTTGTTAAATTACATAAAACTTTAGATGATGCAGTTTCTGGAATTAATACTGTTGTTTTATCTTCTTAT